TGCGCTGGAAGAGAATAGAAAGAAACGGACTAAGATGTTTCACGATGACGTTCAGGCCACTCGTGAAATCATCGCGGAGTCGGCGTTCCCAATGTCCAAGTTTCAATTCAAGGTCTGGTGCGAGGAATGGGTTAAGGTGATGGGGAAAGGCAGATCAGGGACAGGCTACAAAGTGGATACGCTCAAGATGTATGTCACTCGGCACAACTTACTCGCGTTTGACCACGCTGCAAAATTGTGGCGCGTCCCGCTTGCCTCTCAGTAGTTTGCGGGGTTTAACTGTCCACAATTGGACGACCGGGAACGTATCAACAAAGCTTATCGTGCGTGGTGGAAACAACTGCCAGCGCAGGATAAATCGCGTTTAGAAAAATCGGGTTGCTTCAATCCCGATGACCCCGCCCACGGTGATCCATTGGACGCCCGCAACAAGGTCAACGACACGCCGATTCCGTTCTCGCCGTCACGGTTTGAAAGTCGAGAAGAAGTGGACGCTGCGGTGCAACGTCACCGCGACGAGATTGACCCGCCAATTAAATTGTCGCCTGAGATTCTAATCGACGAGGAAACGTTGGAGCTGGTGGGCTGGAAATTAAACGCCATCCTGGACTTCATCCTCAACTCCCTCGACGATTCCAACGACCCACGCTCGCGCCTGCAAGCCGACCTTATCCGCATCGTGCTTGGCATAGGCAATCCGCCGACACAGGCCGAGCTGGGACGGCGGTTCAACCTTACGCGAGCAAGTGTTTCCGACCGATGCGTAGCTTTGCAAACCAAGCTTGATGTCGATGGCTCACCTTTTATGCGTAATGAAACACAAGTCCGTCGGATACGAGCTTCGCGGATTATTTCGGCGGCGTTGTATGAACGCAAGAGGCAGGGCGGGGGGCAAGGAATCTTTTTGGAAGGGACAAAACGGCACGCGCAGGTCGGCGACTCTCGCAAGATTTTGGTGAAAAACCCCAAAAAACCGATAGATAACCAAGGTCGGTCTGGGAATCCCGGTCTGAGGCAGGGAAATCCCCGCTTGGACGGTCGCCCCAACGGTAAAACTTCGGACAAAACCCGCCGCCCTAAAAAATGACCCAACCGATTGAGGACAAAGACCTTCCGTTAGAATTGCAGTCCGCCTCTCTCGCCGCCCGTTGGAAAGTTTCCGTCCACCGAATCTCCCAACTTAAGGCCGCGGGTATGCCTTTGACTTCCCTTGCGGAGGCCGAGGCTTGGCGGGCTAAGCGATCTAACCGTCGAGGCCGGACTTCCGACAATGACCAGGTTAAGGTCGATGACGCCGACGTCGCGGGAGCCGAGAATGTCACCCTCAAGGACTCGCTTCGCAATCACCGCCGGCTAGTCGCCATCGCTCAGCGCAAATGGGAGAAAGCCCAAGCGTCGGGGTCAGCGGATGAGCAGCGTCTTGCCAAGATTTACAACGACTCCAAAAATTGGGAAATGCGGATTGAGCGGATGGTGTTCGAGCAGGACATCGCTTCAAAGCTTTACGTCAAAACCGAGGACGTGTTCCAAGACTTTGCCCGCGTCCTTTCCGAAATCCGAGCTGACCTTATCGGGTTGGGTATTGAAATCGCACCCAAGGCAAATCCCGACAACCCCGGGTTGGCTTTAAAAATCATCGACGACCGCATCGACAAACTCCTTCGCAAGATTGCCCGCCTTGACGAAACGACGCGGGAGGAACTCGTCAAAGTCGTCGATACCGCCATCCCCGAAATGCCCGCTATCGAGGAAGGGGATGCCGATGGTCACTAACTTCGAGGCCCGACTTCGGGAGATGATGGCTCCCGACCCGCATAAAGACCCTGTCGAGTTTCTGGAAAACAATGTGCGGACAATCCCTTACTCTCCGCAGTCAGGGCCGTTCCGCATTAGCAATTCGCCGTGGCTTGCCGAACCGTTGCGCTGCCTGACTGACCCCGAAGTGCAGGAAATCGGGGCGTTGGGGTGCGTTCAATCGGGCAAGTCCTGGCTCATCGAAGGGGCGTCGCTGATTATCCCTGCCCTCGCACCCGGCCCGACGCTGATCCTGCAAGACATCGACCGCAACGCTAACGACTTTCTTGAAACCCGGCTTCGTGTCCTGTGGGACAGCGTCCCGAAAATCAAATCCCTTATCGGCCCCGACGGTGTGCCAAAACAAGGGGCGATTCAATTCCGTGGCAACACCTGCTGGGTGCTAGGTGCAAACAATGAGCGCAACCTTCAACGCCGTTCCATCCGCTACATTTTGGGCGACGAAGTTTGGCTATGGGGCAACGGCAACCTAAAGGAAGCCCTAGCTCGGACGACCGCTTTCCGCTGGCAGTCTAAAGTTGTCCTCGTTTCACAAGGTGGCACTGAGGGAGACGATTGGTCAAATTGGTTTGAAACAACGGACAAGCGGGTTTGGTCATTTGTCTGTCCGTCATGCAATCACCAACAACCTTTCCTTTGGGAGCAAATCGTTTACCCAGCGTCGGCAAAGGTTGGAAACACTTACGATTTGGAAGCGGTGCGTGCTGGAACGACTTACAAATGTCGAAACTGTGACCACCACTTCAAGGACTCCAATCAAACGCGGGCAGAAATGAACGCTTCGGCGTCCTACGTCATCACCAACCCGACCGCCCCTAAATCACGCCGTGGTTATCATTGGAACGCCCTGTGCGGACAATGGGGCTTGTCGTGGGGCGACTTGGCGGTGGAGCGATTGGAAGCTTGGAAGTTAAACGAGGAGTCAGGCAACTTAACGGCCTTGCGCGAGTTCACTCAGAAACGCCTTGCGATTTCGTGGCGTGAAGAAACCTATGAAGTTAAGCTCGATGCGGAAGTGGGTGATTACAAGATGGCTGACCAATGGGACGAGGAAGGCGGGTTTGTTAAGGGTAAGCCAACGCCGGGTCGTCAAATCACCGCCGAACACCGTTCCGACCCCGACTTTGTCCCTTTCCGTTTTATGACGGTGGACGTCCAGCAGAACGGTTTCTATTGGCTGGTGCGGTCGTGGGACGGTGAAGGCAAGTCCCGACTGCGTGGGTGCGGATTTGCGATGTCGTGGGCAAACCTTGGGGAGTGTCAAAAGAAACACGGCGTCCACCCTGCGAACGTGTTCGTCGACTGCGGTTATCAAAAGGACGAAGTGATCACGGCGTGCGGCGAACGTGGCTGGAACGCTATCCGTGGCGACCAACGCAACGACTTCGTGTGGCGTATCCGTCTGCCGAACGGTGCTTTCAAAAACGAATTGAGAGCTTATTCCCAGCCTGTGGTCGAAATGGCGGGGACGAAGCGGTGCAAGGTGTTTTACTTCTCAAATCTCCGCTTCAAGGATTCCCTGGCGGCGATGATTAAATGGAAACGGCACACGCGGGCGGCGGACGTCCCCGAAGACTACGTGGAGCAAATGCAGTCCGAGAAACGCATCATCAATAACAATGGCAAGGTCGTCTGGGAAGTCGTTGACCGCAAGGCCAATCACTTCTGGGACTGCGAAGTAATGGGACTGCTCCCAGCCCTTGCGTGGCGCCTGACCGGGAAGCTTGGGGATACGACCGAGGCGGCAAATGAAGCGGGTTCGGAGGCTCCAACGGCTTGACACACGTGGCAAAGCCCTCAACTCTCACCCTGCGCTTGCTTTCAAATGGGCATTTGGTGGGGCAAGTGGCATCGGGCAGTCCCTTCGCAAGTCGGGGCTGTCCGACCTTTGACAATTTCGCCCAATTATGGCTGTTAACCCAACCGGTTGCTTTCTCGTCCTCCCTCAACCCACGATTGAGGCAATCCGCGACCAAGCGGCGGCTATGATTTTAGAGGGTAAGACGATGATGTCCTACACGGACTCAGGCACTTCCGTCTCCAAGCAGTTCCCGATGGATCCGCAACGCGTCCTCGTTGAATGTCGCTATGCTTTACAGATTTTAGACCCCAACACTTACGGCCCACGAGACATTGTCCGAGTTTACAACGGGATGTGGACGTTTCGCGGTCTATAATTTTGTATGGCATCCAAAAAACCCGTTAAGAAACCTATCGCCAATGTTCCGTCGCCTAAAAAGGCTGCGGGCAAGCGTGGCGATTTGAAAGCCCGAGCCGACTTCTCGAACGGTGGCTACGCGGGTGGCGTGTTCTCGCAATTTGAGGGTGCGAAGTTCTCGAACAAGCGCCAATGGGTCAACACGCCTTTCCCTGCTGACTTCAAGAAGGTGATGACGACCTATGACCGTCAAGAGCTTACGCGCAAAATGCGTTGGCTCTCGGTCAATAGTGGTTTGGTGCGTCAAATGATTTCCGACTACGCCCTTTATTCCGTGGGCGACGGCATCAAAGCCCAACCTTCTACCGGGGACGCAGCGTGGGACAAACTCGCCCACAAATACTTTACCGATTGGGGCAACCGTCCCTGCGAAATCACGAACCGCTACAACTTTAGCGAATGTCAGACCATCGTCTGCAAACGCATCGACATCGACGGTGAAATCTTCGTCCTCAAAACCTTCACCCCCGAAGGCAACCCGCTACTGCAACTCATCGAATCGCACCGCGTAGGGACGACCAACTATTCGGGGAACGTCCCCGAAGGTTTGGTGGACGGTATAATGTTTAACAAATATGGGGCGGTCGTAGGTTATAATGTCATTAAATCGGACGGAGATACCCGCCTCGTCTCCGCTCCGTCGATGATGCACGTGCATAACCCCGAGCAAGTGACGGGTGCGCGAGCCTACTCGCCAATCCAGCACTCGCTCAACGCGATCATCGACAACCTTGAAATGATGTCGCTGGAACGCGAGGCCCAGAAAGCGAACGCCGACATCGTGCGAACGATTACGAAGGAGTCGGGTCAATTCGC